CTAACCAATTCCAGAGTTCTTTCTAAATAATTCTAAATATTTAATAATGATTAAGTGATTATATATATTAAATTTCCTCGTTATGCGTGTGAGAATCCACGTCACATTATGTGATAAATTATGCACTACTAGAGTCTGTAGTGACACCACTCACTTTCTGTTGTGAGTGGTTTTGTGATATTGTGGGAGTAATGTTTCTCCCTGCCGCTGTATTTGAAACAGGGGCCATTGCGCCTGACATTTGAAGTTTATTGCGCATATCAACATTTCGATTTTCATTATATGATTCTCGATCAAGTTGATTCTTTAATGCTGTCATTCGTTGATCATGACCAAATTGATTACTTTGCATTAATTGTTCTTGTGTGAAACTACCTTGTTGCATTTCACGGGATCGCTTGTCGTTTAAAATTTGAGTATTCCAATGCAAGTCGCGATCCGCTTGATTTTCTCCTTGCATGAATTTTCGATTTTGCCATTCTGATATACCTTGTCCGATTCCTGACATCGCTCCTGCTCCTGCTGCCAACGCAAACATTGCCATTTGATCTACATCTCCTGCTGACATAATAGCTAATGTACGCTTCATACTCTCAAGGTCTCGACGTTGATTATACATTTGACGTCTATTTGCTTTATGAATGTCATTTACAACATTTCCAAAATCGTAACGATCTATAACTGCAGGGATTTCAATTGCAGGCATATAACTCAGGGATGTTAAGGCTGTTCCTTGACGTAACAACCATGTAGAGGTATCTGTCTCCCTTACTGGAACAGTACGATCTCCGAATCGAACATCAGTAAACATCAAATTTGAAATTTTTCTGCCGTTATATTGCGCAAACATATGTTGTCCACGAATGGTAAAACCAATTTCATTGTCGTATCGGATTGAAGCGACAATTTGTCTTCTATCTGTATCAAAAAGTGAAAATTGGCAAAAACCATTAGTGCCTGAAGTGAGAGTATTGAAATAATCATTTAGACGTTGTTCGATAGGAGTAATACCAGATGTTGGAGCAGTAAATTCACCAGTATAAACCGGGAATGAAGAAGTACCAAAACGTAAAATCTTTTCATCACCAGAAAGATTATATTGAAATACCGGTGAGACTGAAGATGCGATAACTCCTTTTGTGATAATTGCATTGCGAACCATAAATGTGTCGCTATTATTCTGAAAGGCTGATGTAAAGAAGAATACCTGAAATTTCGCACCATTGCACTCACATGTCAAGGATAATGTATTTGATGCACGAGTAATTGGATTTCCATTGTTAATTACGAATGAGACTGTTAATGTATCTGTTGTCGATGTGACAATATCAATACCAGACCCTGCAAGACGATTGATAATTCCTGGTATTGTATTTGGAGCTAAACAAAAACCAAGAGAAACAGTTGCATTTCCTCCTACGTAAATTTGAGTAGGAACTTCACCAACAATAACCATTCCTGCATGATCTGGTGAACCTGATTGGTAATTCTTTGATGAAAATTGAGGGACCAATCGATTGACATAGTCTGCCTCTAAAAGAGCATTAAGATGATTTGATACACGATATAAAGCAGCGTTTGAACTCAACGTAACATAAGCGGCATCTCGAAGATAAGGAATAGCTGGTTGGGTCCATTTTCCAGTTTGACTTGGAATTTCCAAATCCATTCCAATAACGGGATATTGTTCTCCGTCTGTACACATATATACAAGGGGAGAATTTATTAAACCGTATTCGCTGAAGATTGTGCCAAATGTACGACCAGTAATAGAATTTACTGATTCGGTTTGTTGACTACCAGGAGAAGTACCAAGGAGTTCTGGTGCTAGCCTAGGATCTGAGAAACGAAAATTAGTTGATAAATATGAAGCAACATTGAAGTAACAAGCAGCTTCAGGATTTGCGAATGGGTTTACAACGGAACGATACATAACGATTGCAAAACCTGGTCTAGTTTCGAGTGTATCATCAGCAGAAATATCTGTTGATCGATAGAAAAGGCTTCGACGTGCATCAGCTAACGCAAAATTCTTTGTCCATGATTCACGAACGGAAAATGTAACCCATAAATATTTTTGAAATTCAGCATCAGGAATGATATCTCCCTCACGCCATTTACGAATATCTGGGATCCAAGCCCATGCTAATTCTCCCATAAAAATAGGATTTCCAATTGTATGAACACGATAGATTAAAGGACCAGTAAAACGATTATGCAATTTTGCCAAAGTTTGAATATACGGATTTAAAGTTGTTGGATCATAAGATTGAACCAATAATACTGTTCCTCGTGGAACATTTTGGTTTATTGGTTTATCGGCAACGTGATCGACACATTGACGATATGCTAAATCCATAATTGTAAAATCAACACCACCAAATTGAAGCATATCAGGTGGTTGATTGATATTTTCCAATTCAGCGATACCCTCGGGTAAGTTCACTAATGCTGTTGGTTCTGTAGATGGTTCTGGCATTGCTCCTGAAGCTGGTGTAATTGCTACAGGAGGTGGTGGAACTGACCCCGGAGTTGAATTCATTGACATTCCAGCACCTTGAGGTGCTGGTTCCATTTGATCTTGATCAGTTCTACTAATAAGAGTAACATATGCATTATTGGTTTCTTCCCCTTTGTTCTTTTTACCCTTCTTCTTGCAGGGGTACGAAAACAGTCTTTCCTTTAAGACATGTTCATAAAGTTTTGGTTGTGATCGTTTTATTACACCTATTTCTGGGTTGGCCTCCGCTTTTGCTCTTTGAGCTCTCATCTCTTCATAGTAATCTTCTCGTGTATAGGATGGATGTTCATATCCAGAGGGGATTTTGTCGAGACATGATAATTTTATTTGATCTACATCGGATGTACCAATGAGATCAGCATAATCTTTTTCCGCATTAGTAAGGGCGCTCGCTGGAGTTATTTTATTTGCTAGGGCTTCTTCAAACGCCTTATCAAAGACGTTTGTTGCCGCCAATAATGTTTCAATTGTGTCTTCATTTGGAGTAAGTGAAATTTCTATACATTCAGGGAATGACTGGATAGAATTAAAGAACGAGGAACGTGCTTGATAAACAGCCATCGATAATACTGGATTGATTCCAACGACTGATGTTAGAGTTTTTCGTTCCGAAATATATACGTAATAATTAGAATTTCGGTAACATCGGATTTCGATTGCACCGTGTTCTTTTACGCGCAGATTGCAAAACGCACTGAGGGAAGAAGAAGCCATCAATGGTGTGATTTGATAGCGATCTACAACTTGCTGATAAGCGTGAAGTTTACTTGTTTTCTTATTGGGTCCGCAACCAACAAATTTTGTTGGATTGCCTTCCCAGTCAATCAGCATAGTAAATTTTGATTCTTTCCCCTCAGTGGGTATTGGTAAAGTGTGTGCCAGTGTTACTGGCTTATTTAATTTATAATGGTTACACCATTCTTCGACAAGAACAATATCGTTGTGACCACTCATATTTGTTTGTATTTGATCAATATTATTGAATGAATATAAAGAATTATTTAAAATGTTTCTTCCTGAGATTATACCCTCTGTATATATCTCACGTGTCAAGTGATCTCGCATATCAATTCCGTCGATTATTGATTGTTGAACTCCTTTTTCACGCATTCGGCTTGCAATTCGTTTTGCAATGAGAAGGTATTTCTTAAATTGTGAAGGCGTATGGAGTGATGCTTCATTGAGTGCATTATTGATTGAATCAACGACTTGATGGTTTGTTGTCCATACAACATCTCTTCCTCGTACACGTGTAATTATCTCACGTGTAACGGGTGATACCCACTCAAATAAGGCAAGAATTGTTTTTTGTTTTAAAGGACATACTACAATTTGGCTTCGGGTATAACGAATAGTTCTACTACAAAATGCCAAATCTTGTTCATCTTCAAATTTTAATTCACTCTGTTTGTCTGGTGAAGTTACCATCACGCCAAGCTTTTGATAATTTGCGACCATAGTGGGAATAATTTGTGGATTTTTTGCTACAGGCGGTGACACACCTATTGTAACATCATCTCCTAAAATAATAGGATCAAAGTTTGCCGTAATCCATGCAGGTGTATTTTTAGTGTCCTTCATTAGTACATAGTACATCATTATTTCGTTAGCTATTGAATCACCAAGTGAAGTGAAATACATTCCAGATGATATGCCTTGATGTGTTCGACATAAATGATTGCCAACCAGTTTATAAGAATAGCAAGTTTGTAAGGTCATCGCATTTGCAATAATATTTGCCTTTTCCTTTGATTGACCGGCAACGATAAGTGCAAGATAATAAGATTTCTGAACAATCTTGGGATGTAAGCGTCGATCATATTGCTTGAAATCTTGTTGAAGTAACTTCTTTCCTTTAAAGCGTTTGACATATTCGGGAAAACTAAGGAGTGCATTTTGGCCTATTTGTGGAGCACCTCTTTCTCGGGATGATGGGTCTCGGAATGATGTTACAGCGTTCAATAACATCATTCTATGAGCAATAACCACGCTAGCGTCTGTACTATCAAATGTTCGAATAATTCCTGCTTGGACTTTTTCAACAGGTCGGAGTTCTCCTTTTAGGCATACTTGTGT